TTTATTGGTTGCGACATTAACCCTAATTGCTTTGAAAAAGCAAAAGAGCGTGGGCTTTTTTCTTTTACGGATTTACCCACAAATGTTGATTAAATACACGGACTTAGCCTTGCATATAACGTTTTCGGGCTTGGCGATGTGGTAGAACCCGAAGCTAAATAGAATTACTAAACTTTAAAATTAAAAACGAATGATTGATAGAATTACTGAACAGCCATTTTGCCAAACCCGTGTTAGTGGCAGTACTTTTGTGAACGCTGATTGCTTCGATGTTTTTCCTTTTATTGAGGATAAGAGTATTGATGCTATTATTTGCGATTTGCCTTATGGAACGACTGATTGCAAATGGGACAGTGTGTTGCCTTTGGATAAATTGTGGAATGAATACAACCGAATAATAAAGCCGAATGGTGCAATTTGTTTGTTTGCAAGAGAGCCATTTACAGCATCTTTGGTTGTTAGCAACATTAAAAACTACAAGCATAAATGGGTATGGAACAAAAAACAAACTGGTTCTTTTGCAAATGCGAAATATATGCCACTACAAATTGATGAAGATATTATTGTGTTTGCTAATGGAAAAGTTAATTACTACCCTATAATGAGGAAGGGCGTAATGAGAAAAAAGGGAGGAAGTTCAAAGAAAAATGAAATCCAATCAGGATTAAAACAGAACCATTTTGTAGTAAATGATGATTATTACCCTGTGAATATTTATGAATTGGCAAACCCCAGATTAAACAAATTACACCCTACTGAAAAACCTATTGATTTGATGAAAATGCTTGTTGAAACATACACAAAAGAAAATGAGGTTGTATTTGATAACACAATGGGAGTTGGTTCAACTGGATTAGCTTCTTTAATGGCAAATCGGCAATTTATTGGTATAGAAAAGGAAAAACAATATTATGATGTCGCTGTTCGGAGGGCGTTGGAGTATTGCCACTAACGGTTCGCAGCTACAAGAAGTGGCAAAGTTCGTGACCGAGATTTTTATGCTATTACTAAATTTCTTGCGAAATGTAAACGTGAATTTACCACTTAATTTGCCATTTCTTGTAACTGCTGTTACCTGCTGTTTATTTTTTTTTGTAATTATTTTGAAAATATTTATTAAAAATAGTTGATTATATAAATATATTTATTATTTTTACAAAGAATTTAAAACACAGATACAATGTTATACGTAAAAATCACAAAAGAAGAAGCTTTAAAATTAGGATCAAGAGAATATGGACTTACAAGCGGAAAGAGAAATAAAGAAACTGGAGAAAGAGAAACTATTTATTTTTGTTCTAATTTAGTTTTTATTCAGAATTTTGAAAGAGAGAAAGAATTTATAGAAATATAATGAAAAGACAAAAAGTAATAATATTAGAAAATATAAATCCAAAAGCATTCGATGAAAAGATTGAATGCTTTGGTAATTTCAAAAAAATGTGTTTGAAAAAGGATTTTCCTTACCATAGTTTGAAGATGTTTAAATTTCCGATTTTGTATAAGGATTTCATTATCCACAAAGTTGAGTTTAAATAGCAGGTAACGTTGGGTATATGACCAGTAGCGGATTAAATAGTACAAACTTATCAAATTAGTAGAATGAATATAGAAAGCACAGAACTTCAAAACAGCACGGAAACCGCTATTGGTTATATACCGTGTTATATGCTGGGCTTTATTTACGAACTTAATTAAATGAACAAATGATAGTAAAAGAAAAAAATGGGGAGGGGTTTTTAGACCTTAGAATTTGTGACAATTTAGAATTGATGGCAGAGATTAAAGATAACACGATAGACTTAATTTACTGTGATATACTTTATGGAACTGGTAGAAAATTTGCAGACTACCAAGATTTAAAACCGATTAGAAGTGAAATTGAAAACCACTACATACCACGAATAAAAGAAATGCACCGAATACTTAAACCAACGGGAAGTATTTATTTGCAAATGGATACTAAAATAAACCATTGGATTAGGTGTATAATGGATGATATATTTGGATATGATAATTTTGTGAATGAGGTTATTTGGAGTTACAATAAATGGAGTATAAAACAAAAGGCGTTTGCTAAAAACCACGATATACTTATATTTTATGGGAAAACTGACAAAATAATATTTAATGAATTAAGATTGCCATTAGAAACACCAAGAAAGAAAAATAAGGTAGATGTAAAAGATGGTAAAAAAGTAATGAAAAGGGATGAAAATGGGGATGTTGTTTATAAAATACAAGATTCAACACCTATTGATGATGTTTGGGAGTTAAATAATTTGGGACCGACTAACTCTGAAAGACTTGGATATGACACACAAAAACCAAAAGCATTGATTGAACGAATAATAAAGGCAAGTAGCAATGAAGGTGATTTAGTTGCTGACTTTTACTCTGGGAGTTTTACAACAGCAGAAGTTTGTAAGGATTTGAAACGAAACTTTATTGGTTGCGACATTAACCCTAATTGCTTTGAAAAAGCAAAAGAGCGTGGGCTTTTTTCTTTTACGGATTTACCCACAAATGTTGATTAAATACACGGACTTAGCCTTGCATATAAC